CAATTCATCCAAGCCGACGGCACGGCAATTCCGCGCATTAAAGTAAAGTGGACGCCGCCAGCCGAGGAGTTCATCCAAAGCGGTGGCGCCGTCGTCATCGAATACAAGCCGAGCACGAGCACGACCTACCTGACGTGGAGCCGAGTCGAAGGCGCGCAGACCGAAGACTACATCAGCTCCGACGTGAAGATCGGCACGAACTACGACGTGCGAATCTTCGGCGAATCTTACTTCAAAATCAGCACGAGCTACGTCACCAGCTCGGTCACGGTCGCGCCGGACACTACGCCGCCAGCGACACCGACCGGACTCACGGCCATTGCCGGTACTGGGCAAATCATATCGCTCGACTGGGACGACAACACCGAACCTGACTTCGGCGAGTACGGCGTTTGGCGTAACACGAGCAACGATTCGGGCGGCGCGACGAAGATTGCCGAGACGCGCGCGAGCCGATTCGTGGACGTCAATCTCACGCTCGGCACGACGTATTATTATTGGATTTCAGCCTACGACCGCAGCGAGAATCAAAGCGCAAAGAGCACCGGCGCGAGCGCGACCGCGGTGGCCGTAACCGCTGGGCAGACGGACAGCACGCCGCCAGCCGACCCAAGCGCGCCAACGGTAAACACGACCGGAACTTATTTGAGCGGAGACGGCACTACGCTCGCGCGCATCGTCGTCAATGTGCCAGCGTTCACAACGCGCTGCGTCATCATGAACGTGCTTTACCGCAAGAGCGGAACGGCGGGATGGATTGTCGCAGACCAGCGCAGCACCGGAGGCAGCACATCATCAATCGACGACCTGACACCGAACGTGACTTACGAAATCGCCGTGCAAGCGTTCAGCGCGTTCGGCATCGCAAGCAACATCGTCAGCGGTGGCACACAGACCGCGCCGAACAACTCGACGGCACCGGCTACGCCGAGCGGTTCAACTTTGTCGAAGGTTGGCGTTACTCCCAAACTCATCGAGAGCACGCGCGAATACTACTTCGGCACGCGCGCATCTTGGACTCCGAACACCGAGACGGATTTTGATCACTACGAAATCAAAGCGACCGCGACGGATAGCAGCAGCGCGACGGACTACACTTGGTTTGGCGAGGCTGGCGGATCAAACTCGTTGGTCTCAACCAAGGCCAATACGATGTGTTTATATGCGGCGACTCCTTCAACCGGATATACTTTCTTGCGCGCGGTTAATCGCAGCGGCGTCGCATCGTCTTGGGTTTATGTTGGATTAGCCGCTAACAATGCTTTTATTGGAGCTGGCAGTGTAAGCGCACAGGATAAGAGCGACGTCAGCGTGAGCGGCATCAAGACTGGCGCATCCGCCGCATCAAGCGTGCGCCAAGTCGCCGCCGTGTTTCAAGAGTCCGCAGTCGTCGCACTCTCTGGCGGTTCGCCGACCGAGACATTCTCGGTGGACATTTCCAACCGCGGATTCTCGACCAAGCCAGACGTCGGCGTCGGCGGTTGCGCGAGCGATGCAAACCTAATTGCCGCTTACGATTTTGACCATGCCTCAAATAGTTCCTCGACTGCTTACGTTCGCGCGGCGACCTTGGACGGAAGCAACATTGGTGCGGGCAATTATCGGTTCAATCTCGACTTCACCGAATACAATTAACATGGCTCTCCAAAAAACAATCGCTCTGCCGTCCGGTATCTCTGGCAATTATATTCGCCTCACGTCGTATCGCTACGACCGTTCAACGCTGGAGGCGTCGGCGATCTTCGCGCTCTACCTCGACGCAGCACACGCGCAGGCTGGTGCAGATTACCTCGTGCCAGTCATCGCCAAGCTGCGACTCAGCGGCGCGAAGTTCACGCAGTATCTCGGAGCGGAAGCACTCGCCGACCATCAAGTCCTCGCTCAACTCTACGTTGCAGCCAAGGCCGAGACGTTGCTTGCTGGCGGTGGACTTACCTCGATCGAACTAAGCGACGCACTCGATGTCTAAAGGCGCACAACGCTTCATCGTCGTCAGCGACAATCATGGCGACATGGCTGATGAGGCGAGCGTCGGCGCGCTATGGTCTTTCATAAAAGACTGGAGGCCGGAACTCAGGGTACACGCAGGCGATGCGTATGATTTTAGGAACCTCCGCCGTGGCGCATCCGACGAGGAGAAAGCCGCATCGCTGGCCGACGACTGGGAACAAGGTAACGATTTCCTGCGTCGCTTCTTCGAGGGCGGCGCGAGCAATCATTTCCTGCGTGGCAATCACGACGAACGACTTTATGAATTTCGCAACTCTTGCTCTGGTATGCTTCGTGATTACGCTACTGATGGCATTAAGCAGATGGAAGCAGTGGTGAAGAAATGCCGCGCTAAAATGCTGCCGTACGATTCCGATCTCGGCGTGCTCGATCTCGGCAAACTCTCGGTGCTGCACGGATTCCACGCGGGCGTCGGCGCGTGTCGAACGCACGCGGCAATCTATGGCAGCTGTCTGCATGGACATATTCACTCCATCGAGGTCGCATCCGTTGCATCGCGCGAACCAGTCGAGGCGCGCAGCATTGGTTGTATGTGCGTGAGAGACATGGATTACGTTAATAAAAAGACAGGTAAGCTTAAGTGGGCGCAAGGCTGGGCGTATGGTATTTTATTTTCCGACGGAACGTATCAGCTTTTTCAGACACGAAACATCGGAGGACAATTTTATGCCGCGAGCGAAATCAAAACCTATCACGCCTAACTGGGCGGTTGAATTGCGCTCGGTGATGACAGCAAAAACTCGTCAGCCCAAAGGCGAGGGCTGGATGACGACTGATCAATTTTGCGACGCGCTCGACATATCACGCGGCACCGCGCTCCAATATCTGCGACGCGGCATGGAGTCTGGTCACATCGAGATGTATCGAGGCACGGCAATTTCCTCGGCAGGAATCAGGATTATGAGTTGGTATCGACCAGTTGTGGTTAAAAAACGAATTACATAAACCTTTGATTATCAAAGGTAAAGGATTGTGTTGAGAAAGATAAGAAGAAAAGTCTTCTAATCAGGACGGAGTTGTGATTTGGTATTCACATCGAAGGCAATCAAGCCCGAGACAAAAAAACAACAACATGAAAAACCAAATCACGATCCTCCGCAACAAACTCACCGGATTATTTTTCGACGGCACAAACTTTTCTGCTGAAGATGCATTGAAGGCCAAGCGCGTGAGTGGCGATGTGTCCGAGGTCGCAATCAAAAGCATCTGGGGCGAAAACACCCAAGTGATCACGATCTCGGACGAGCAGATCAAGAAGCTGGAATTGTCTGATGAGCTGGAGGCTCGCGCCAAGGCTCACCGCAAGAATGCGCTGTCGATTAACCACACCGGCGTTGCTGGCCAGCTTGAAGGTGCGGCGACTCGCCTGCAAAAGCGGTCGAATGTTTTGAGCTACGAAGTTTACACATCGTTTCCAAACTACGGTCGCAACGCCTAATGCACACCAGCACCGATATAACCTATAACATGAACCTGTTTTTTCCTGTGAATAAAACGCACACGATTGAAAGTCTCGGCATCAAAGCCATCGAGCGTCCAGCATCAGAGCGTGGCACGTTTCCTCGTTACATGGTTGTTGCGGATGAGGTGGTGCATCAAATCAAAACACCTAGCGCATTGCGAAAGCTGCTGAACGTGATTTACGCCGAGCGTCCCACGGTATTCGTAAACGCTGCCAAGTGCATCACCATTGATTTTGACCGATGAACTCCACCACCGCACTCACCCACGCTCTAGTCCTCGCTCTGCTTGCGCCCGACCAAGCTCGCGCCGACAAGGCCGTTGCTCTCGCCGAATCAATCGCCGCAGACTGCACCGCAAAACAAATCGCCCAAGCGAAACGCAACGCAGCTAAACTCGCAAAATGAAATCCACTCTCCTCCTCCTCGCGCTCACTCTCACCGCCCAAGCCGCGCCCGATGCTTCTTTCTTCCGCGCTCTGCACATCGTCGAGACGAGCGGCAAGCTCGGCCCGACAATCGGCGACAACGGCAAGGCACTTGGCCCGCTTCAAATCCACCGCGCTTATCACGCCGACAGTCGCGTTGCCGGTGACTATTCGCGGTGCGCTGATCTCGATTATTCCAAGCGCGTCGTCACCGCCTACCTCAAACGCTACACACCGCAGGCTTGGGCTGCGGGCACCGACATTGAAACTCTGGCCCGCGTGCATAATGGAGGCCCGAAAGGTGCGACGAAACCTGCCACCAAGGGTTACGCCGTGC